GTGCCACTCGTCTCCAATAAGCTAGGCACCATGTCAAACTCACTGCTAGGTGAGCAGCAACAAAATACCCCGCAGCTTCAAGTCGTGCCCATGACTAATTGTGATGATGAGGTAGCGCACCTTCGTGAACTCATTACCAAAGACATCATGTTTAATAATAATACCGCAACCGTTTATCAAGTAGCCGCTGGACAGGGCGCCATTGGTGGGTTTGGTGCGTTTATTGTAGACACTGAATATACGCATGCTAAATCGTTTGATCTCGATATCATCTACCGACACTTCAAAGACGCGACCCGCTGCTATTGGGATGTAGGTGCTGAAACGGTTAACAAAACAGACGGTGTGTTATGTGGTTATATATCCCGGATGACGCGCGTTAAATTTAAAGAAACATACGGGCGTGATATTGAGGAAAAAATAGGTAAAGAGGCTATCGCTGCAACATCTGAGGAAATAGCCCTTGCCACAGAGCCTAAACAAGGCGATGACCCGTTCAGCTGGTCAGATGATGAATCCATTAGCATCATTCATCATTTTGTACGCAAATATGAAAAAGATACACTCTATAAATTATCCAATGGTAATGTATTAAACCAAGAGGAAATGGACGAGCTGATTGAATCATCACGTGTTACCAATGATAAAAACCGTATGATGGATTTACAGCAAGCATTGATGGGAGGCATGCAACAACAAGAACCTGAGGCTGGTTCTATGCCAATGCAACAAGCGCCTATGGATATACAACCCGCAGGCAGTCAAGGTTTCGGCATGTCAGGTGACAAGGATATATTGCCGCAAGAAAATGGCATGAATGTTGATAGCAATAAGCGCCCAGCATCGGCTGTTGATATTGACATGGAAGACAGCGACCCTGAGCGCATGACACTCTGGCAGGAAGGTGAGATGGTGCGTATTGAAGAAAAACGCCCAAGCAAGAAGCACAAGATTATTCATTACAAAATTGCTGGTGATTATGAGCTTGATAAGACGGAGTTCCCGAGCGAACAATTGCCGTTAATATTTGTTGATAACAACAGCTATTATGACAAGAATGGAAAGCAAATATGTCGCAGCTTCTTTGGTGATGCTAAAGATACCCAGCGCTATATTAATTATCTGCGCACCCAATCGGCCTACATACTTAAAATCAGTAGGTATGACCAGTGGATAGGATCTAAAAAGAATGTGGCATCCCTTGATACGCAGCGCAATTGGCGCGACCCGTTTGCAACGCAGGGGATGCTTACTTATGACGAGTCACCGACTGGAGCTAAACCTGAGCAAGTTAGGCCGCCTGAATTATCTATGTCCTTATTCCAACAATACCAGCTTGCAATTGAAGACTTGTACACGAGCACTGGTCTGTATCCTGCTCGCATGGGGAATAACGGAGACGAAGCAAGCGGCAAGGCCATTGACGCCAGAACGCGCCAAGGTAGCTATACGACGTATGTGTTTTTCAACTCGATTAATCGGGCAATAGCAACAGGTGGTGCTGTCGTTAACGAAATGATTCCACGTGTTTATGATACAGAGCGCGTATTGGCATTGATGACACCAGATGAAGGCATGAAAAATATCACTATCAATCAACAAACCGATGCATATGGCGAAAAGGTTGAAAATGATATCCGCAAGGGTACGTATGAGGTGCGTTTGAAACCCGGCCCATCTTATGAGGGTCAGAAAGAGCAGGCACTCCAGTCATTGCAAAATGTGTTGCAGGCAGATCCTACCGCATTCAACCTAGTAGCAGACCTATACGCCGAAAATCTACCTCTGATGAACACCATTGAGATTAAAAACCGCCTTAAAACACGTGTCTCCCCTCAAGTCATAGAAGCAGGTAAAACAGGCAAGATGCCGCAAGATATGCCGCCATCACCCGAACAACAAGCAGCACAACAACAAGCGCAATTACAGCAGCAACAAATGCAGATGGATATGCAGTTCAAACAAGAAGAAATAGCCATCAAGAAACAAGAACTAATGCTCAAACAACAAGAATCACAAGCAGAAATTGAAATAGAACGTATGAAGTTAGAAATAGCACAAATGGAATTATCTGGAAAAGTTGAGGATGCAAAATTACGGTATTTAGGCGAAACAGGGCGTACCGAGGCTGATACCTCAATCGCTCATGCTAACAATATGGTAAAGATTTTAACGCACAAGATTTCTTAAAACGTTGACGAGGGACTGATGAGTACAACAAGCATAGACGAACTATTGATGGGCGGTGGTGGCAATTCGCAACAACCTGATACGACCGAATACAAGGATGCACAAGCTGACATTGAAGAAATAGAACCAGATGCGGTAGATACGCCAGAATATGACGATGAGCCAGAAGACGATTACACTGAAGACGCAGACGAAGCGGAGGATGAGGACGACGCGCCGGAAGAGAAGCGCAAGAAGGAGTATGACGAGTACGGCAATGAAAAAGATCGTATGCCAAAAGGCATGAAAGACCGCCTTGACCGCAAAGACCGCGCACACCAACAAGAAGTTGAGCAACGCGACCGAGAAATTGAGCAATTACGCTCACAACTGGCAAGCCGTGGGGCTAGCTCGGAAGTACAACAGGCCGCGAAAGATTTTGAATACGACCCCAACGAAAGTGGCGACTGGCAGCAACAGTTGGCATCGTTTGTAAAGCAAACGGTTAATTCAATGACCCGAGAGCAAGAAGAACAACAAATTCGCCAGCGTGACCATGAGGCGCAACAAGAGTTTGAAGGAAAGTTTCGTCAAGGCATGGACAAGTTTCAAGACTTTGCGCAAGTGATTGGCGGCTTAGGCTTTCAGATATCCAACCACATGACCTTGGCAACCCGTGGGATGGAAGACCCGGCGGCGTTCTTATATGCAGCAGCTAAACGTAACCCACAAGAGCTAGAGCGTATATCAAAAATACGCGACCACTATGCGCAAATGACAGAGATGGGAAAGCTTGAGGAACGCATGAGGCGCAATAAACCGACAACTAAAGCACCACGCCCATTAGGTCGGACAGCAGAGGATGCGACCGCTAAGCCCATTAAAAAAGAGGTGGATAAATCAGGTGATGACCTATTGGCTAAAGCTGATTCTAAACGACTCTCTACGGTTAAATCTCGCCATAGGAGTAATCGTTGATGCAGGATAGTTACGAGTTTGATCCATGCTCTATTGATGGCAGTGATGAGATATCCATCGATAACTGGAAGCCTGAGATGCGTGTGGCTAGCGTGCCCAAGTCTGAATGGCGAAAGATACAAAATGATGGCAATTATAATCAAGAACCGGGCATTGATGAGCTTAAAAAAATCAATGTCTATCTCAAGCGTAAATACCCAGACCATCAAATCATGGATGCATTTGGTATCAACTGTGAAACCCTAAAAGCCATCAAAGGCGGTAGATATAGCCCTGTGGATGGTATATCACTGGATAATCAAAGCAAGATTTACAAGGAATTTACACGCATAGATAAGAAGCTCGATAAAATCTTTGATGCACTAAAGTTCCTAGCTGATAACGGGTTTAATTCAGATGATAGCGGCAAACGACTTGCCTTTAAGGCGCTGATTGAGCTACCTCGTAAGAAGAAAAAGCCTATTGATGGTGATGAGGAAGAGTAATTTTGTAGAGCCGAATATAAGTTATTCGGCTTTATGTTTTTGAAGATAGTTGATTGCAGCTTGAAGTAATTCGATTGATTCTTGCATGGCTCCAATCGATACGTTGCACTGATGACAAAGTAAGCCGCGGATTTTTCCTGTGGTGTGATCATGATCAATAGCCATGCGTTTGGGAACGCGATTAACATGGCCACTAATTATTGATTCAGGATTATTACAAATAGCACATACATTATTTTGCTCTTTTAAAAGATGTTCAAATAGTTCTTTGCTTACTTTTATTTTAGATTTATGAATGGTGTAATTTTTTCGATAATCATTTAAAAAAACAGACGAGTGTTTTTCTCTAAATCGAGTGCCGCACTCCTTTACGCAAATACGACAAGACAACCAATCCTTCCCCTTCACCCGCTTATATACTCCAAGCGCAGTCAATTCTCCATGTTTTTTACAAATCTTTAATACTCCCTCAGCAAGTTCTGGGGCAGTAGGCAATTCATAAGAATTATATTTTGACATTCGGCTTCTATGTAACTGACAAATTAAACGGTTTTGATTTTTATCACGAACACGATTACATCCTTCAACTACACAAATATCGTTTATCATAAAACACCCCTTTAGTGTTGACCTTATTGATTGGTCAAGCCAGCTAGATAAGGTGTCTAGCGATTCGGGGGCTACCCTAGGCTTGAAAACGCAGTATAACATGGATTTGACAAAAATTTACTCTAATACTATTCTGATCGTGACGAGTAGTACTACTCAAGAATCCGTCACTTGAAACCAATACATGCGCGTATACGTCTTTCCGCAAAGATAAAGAGTGAAATTGTAATTAATTTTGATTTTTAACTTTGTATAAGGAATATACATCATGGCAAATATTTTTCGTGAAACGCAGTACGTCCTCGATGACGTCTTTGTACGATTTTGGAACAGTTTATCATTTGCACGCACTGCAAACAGAAACCTTGAAGGCGACTTCAAAAACCTACGATTTGCAACCGGTCAAACATTAGATTACCGCTTGGAAGAAAGATACCTAGCTGGCGAGGGTGCATCTGCTACCTCTGAGGCTCGTGTACAAATCATCAGACCATTAAGCATTACTAAACAATTCCGCACCATGATTGACTACACAGGCTTCGAATTAACATTCGATAGAGCACGTGATGAGCCATAT